TCAGACATGGGTTTCCACCTTCAGTGCACATTCAGTGATCGCCACCAGTACCGAACGCAAGGACGGCAGAGGCACGTCCACGGCGGGTGACACCACCCATTCCCTGCGCTCGACCCCCGTCGTAGCTGGGGTCGGCAAATCGACTTCCAGCCCGGCGCAGATCTCTCCCACACCGAACCCGCGCAGCGCGCGGTACAGCTTGGAAATCGTCCTGTCCAGATCGGGGCGTACCAGCACCGTCCAGCGGTTGTTTCCAGGATCGCGCAGGATCGGCCCGCACGCACCCGTGGCCCGTGTGAGATGCGCTCGCACCCGCTCGCCCGGCATCACCACCGCACCGACCTGGGAAGATGTCCGCACTGTGATCCGGCCCGTATCGGGATGGAGTGTCACGGGGAAGTTGAACAGGTTGCGGTAGTGGCGGTGTCGCGCTTCCGGCGATTCTGCCTTGGTATCCATCGATAGACCTCTGATCGCTATCGGAGTGAAGTTGGGAGTGCGCCCGGCCCTGGCGTCCCCAGGAAGCGGAGGTCCGTGGGAGGGATGGGACGGAACCCCCAACCGGGCGCACCTTCAGTTCAACACCGGCGAATGCCAGATGGATACGTATGGTGAATATTCAAAGAGATTGATTCAAACACCGAGTAGATACTCACAGTGAATGCGAACATCATTCAGAGTGAATGAACACCCAGGTCGGAGGTAAGACGGATGGATGGTGTCGGGTCTACGTTCCCGCGCAGGCAGTTGGGGCGTCACCTACGCGAGTTGCGGACATCGGTCGGGTTGACGATCGAAGCAGCGGCCGAGCTGATGCAGTGGAGCTTTGCCATGCTCCAGCGCCTTGAGAAAGGGCAGGTGGACAAGGTTCGCGACGTGGATGTCCGGGAGCTGTGCAGGATCTACGAGGCAGACACCGGAGACGTTGACATGCTGATCAAGCTTGCGCGACAAGCCAGCGTGCCCGAGTGGTGGCAAGCATACGAAGACCTGTTGCCCGAGAAGTTCGACGTTTACATCGGCTTGGAGAACTCCGCGAAGAAGCTCGTGGCCTATCAGTCGGAGTTGGTGCCGGGACTTCTTCAGACAGAGCGGTACGCGCGAACGCCGATCACTGCGGGCTTCCCTGAGCAGTCTCCGAGTGAGATTGAGAGGCTAGTTCAGTTGCGAATCAAGCGGCAATCGCTGATCACCCGGTCTGTCGCCCCACTGCATTTGGAGGTTGTGATCCACGAGTCGGTGCTGCGAACCGTGATCGGGTCGCGGCGGGTCATGGCTGAGCAGCTCAAGGCACTTGCTGACGCTAGTACGCGCGACAACATCAAGATTCAGATTCTCCCGTTCGACGCGGGATACCCCACAGGCAATCAGATCGGACCGTTCACCATCATGGATTTCGGCACAGGAGGGAAGGGGCGGCCGGTTGAGCCCCCGGTCGTGTACGTGGAAGGCTTTACAGGAGCGCTGTACGTCGACCGCCCCAAGACCGTACAACGGTATCGTGAGGCACACGGGGTACTCAGGAGTAGCGCTCTTGATGTCCCGGCAAGCCGGAGGAAACTTCGGAATCTCGTAAAGGAGTTGGAACGTGAGCTATGACCTGTCCGGCGCTCGGTGGTTCAAGAGCAGCCACAGCGGAGCGAGCGGGGACTGCGTAGAGGTGGCGCACCTTAGTGGGGGTCGGGTCGGCGTTCGGGACTCTAACAACCCTGGCGGCCCTGCCCTGGTCTTTACCCCGAGCGAGTGGGATGCCTTCCTTGCAGGCGCACGTGACCGCGAGTTCGACCGGCCCTGAGGCGCGACTCCAGACCGCCTGCACTCCAGGTCTTGAAACGCGAAACAGTGCCCCACCTGCACAAATGCAAGTGGGGCACTGGTCTATCTAGATGTCTCGGCCGTGAATCGCATCCACACGTCATATGGAGTGGAAAGCGTTCGGCCGCTACTGTTTTCATGTCAACGGCTGGAGTCGCCCCCGGTTTCGATGGTAGGACTATCCCATGACCGTCCGTTTGAAAGTCGCGGCGATCGGAGCGGTGACCTTCGCAATCGTCCTCGGTGTTGGCGTCCTGTCATGGAGCTACCACGACGGCAAGTCCGCGGACGTGGGCAGCGGCCCGCACGCCGAGATGGTCTCACAATGCCAGCAAGCTGTACGCGACAAGTTGAAGGCACCGAGCACAGCGGCTTTCGGCCCGATGGATGCCAGGACGCCGATGAAGTCCGCTCCGGGGTGGGTGTACAGGTCGTGGGTCGATTCGCAGAATAGTTTCGGGGCACTGCTGTGGGCGGATTTCGAATGCGATGTGTTCGTCAAGGACGGTCGAGTTGTCCAGGTCGTTCCGATCCTGACTCAACGGGAATAGTGGCCGAACGCATGGAATGCCCCGTTTCCATCTGAAGCGATGGACACGGGGCATCTTTATTTTTGGCTGACTCGTGGTCAGATATCGGCGGCGGCCCAATCATCGATTCCCCAGCCCACACTGTCGTAGTTTCCGAGGAAATTCTTGTTGCCGACAACGATGAAGACGGGGCGGCGATAGTCCGGGCCGGTCGGGACGATTCCTGCTGTGTCCACCCATTGGCAGACCTGGGCGCTTCCGATATAGGCAGTGTAGGTGTTGTCGATTGCGGTGAGGCGCAGGCGTGATCCGACGCCGATGTTCAATCCGGTTTTCTGTGCACGTTCGGTAGATTTCCCGGTGTTGTCGTAGCTGTAGATCGAGGCTTGGTTATCCCACATCTGGGCTACGACACCGGTACTTGATCCCGCTTTGAATCGTGCGCCGACACTGACCCCGTATCTGTTCGCGTTCAAAAGATTTTCTAGCCCGTCCTTGGGCGATACTGCGACCGCCGATACTTCGATATCGTCGGTAGCTAGCGGCTGTCGCCAAACACCCCAATAGAAATTGGTCACGCCGGCCGATTTCTCATCGGGCCGACCAGCGGCATTTCCGTATATGTAGGCCGAGAGGCCCGACGTATCCCAATTCGGCCCGAGTGGACCATTGGCGCGGTCGAAATTATCGGAGAATTCCTGCCGATTGGTCCAGATCAACGATGTTCCGACCGATATTCTCCGGACTCCTGCGCCGCCGATGCTGATGGCCTTGATTTCGCTGGCACCGATGCTTTGCCCCAATTACGCCGTCCTCAGATAGACGGTATTCGGATCTTTCGATGCCAGTGCGGTGTACTGGGCTTCGGTGCCTACCCAGAGTGTGAGGGATCGAGGGCCGGACTGGTCGCTGCCGGTTACCCGCCCGGTCGCGAGTTTGGCAGTGGTCACTGCGCCGTCCGCGAGCTTCGCTGTGGTCACGGCCTGGTCTGCGAGGTCGCTGGTCGGGACACCGCCCGCGGGCTTGGTGTACTTCGCTCCGATCGTTGCCGCCGTGGTAGCCGCGTACGAGGCATCATTGCCGATGGCTGCCGCGAGCTTCTTGAGCGTGTCCAATGCGGTTGGCGCGGAATCCCGCACTGTGGCAATCGCATTTGCAGCCGCCCCAGAGGGCTCTTTGGAATCGATGGCGGTTTGAAGCCCGGTCACATCCGTGATGGCGTGCGAATGGCCTGGCTGACTGGCGGTATCCGCTTTTGCCAGGGACGCCCGAATTTCGGGTTTCAGTTTCGGCGCGGCGACTCCATCGTCGGGCAGTACCGCGCCGACTGCGGCATCGGCCCACTTTTTCGCGTCGGTGGCAGATTTGGCGGCGTTGGTTGCGGAATTCTGCGCTTGGTCGCGCCAGCCTGCCAGCGAATCAACTTCCGGCAGAGATATCGGCGTGAGGTCGGTTGCTGCGACTGTGAACACGAGCGTGGAACCATTGCGTCGGGCGGCTGTTACGCTGTCGCCTTTCGGTCCGGTGTCGCCTTTCGGGCCGATATCTCCGCGCACGCCTGCCATGGGTACCAATAGACCACCGCCGGGGGATTCGAATGGCATCGTAGTCGGCACGTTGGGCGGAACGGGGGTCAGTTGTTCTGTCACTGTTGCGGCCACCTCTTTACATATCCGAACTGGAGCACCGATCTATCCGGCGGCGTGGTGTTGTCGTCTGCGAATACGAGCCGATACAGAGTGCGCGACAGGATCACGCTGTGTATTTCATATTGGGTTCGAACCGACGCCCATTCGCCCGAGATTGTGAAGACCCACTTGTCGCCGACTTTGCCGTCTGCGCCGTTCAGGAACTCCAGATTCAGTCGAACCCGACCGGGAACCCGCCTGCCCAGCGGTAGGACCATTTGAAATCTTCCCCGTCGGTGAGGTTCAACGTGTAGATGGGCGCGATGCGCCCGATTTCACCGCCTGCCATCTTCCCCCCTGTACTGCGCCAACTCTCGTCGTAGCGCCGCGATTTCGGCGCGAGCCTCGACCAATTGATCCTTCAGTTCGGCTATTTCGCTTTGATGGCGTGCACGGTCTTCGGTGCGTTGGCGTTCGTGTCGTTCCGCGTCGGCTTGCCGTGCTGCGGCCAACGACTCGAGTTGGGCGCTCACCCCGGCCAACTGAATCGAGAGCGTCGCTGTGCGTTGATCGTTCAGCAGCGCGTATGCCGCTTCGAGGTGCCGCAGTCGAGCGACTCTCCGAACGCGTCGCCCGGAAGCGAACGCGAGGATCGGTGCGAGGATTGCCCGGACCTTCGGGACTGCGGCGGCCGCCATGGTCAAGACCGCAGCGGCCACCCCCGCCCACATCACCCACGGATGCTGATCCACTACGGCCTACCGGACCGGGCGCGCGGCCAACCACGGTGCGTAGGTCTCGATGACCGCGTCAACCGCCGGAAGCGCCATCAATCGAGTGATGAGCGCCGTCACAGCGAGTACCTGCGCGCCGTACACGGTTTGGTCGACGCCGGTTGTGGTCAGCAGGACGGGTATCACTGACAGCAGCGCGACGAGTACCGCGACCGCGGTTCGTGCCGTGGCCCGCCAACCGTGCTGTACCTGGGTGGCCTGGTTCATGCCGACGCTCCTTCGCCGTGACTCGCTGCCGCCGCCATCGCGGTTTCGAGTGCCGCGAGTCTGGTGCGGATATCGCCGATCGAATCGACCAGGGTCATGGGAGCGCCGTCCTTGCTCCCGAGCTGTGCCCAGCCCGGATACTCGCCCACGTTCGGACTGCCGGTGAGCTGTGCGCGAATGTCGCGGACCGCCGCCAGGATGTCTTCGGATGCCGCCATCTCTTCCCCCTCTTGTTGTCTGCCGAACAGCTCGGCTAAATCGTTGCGTGAACCGCGGAATGCATTCACGTCCAAAGTCATGCCTGCTACCTGTCCCCGGTCGCTGAATTGCAGGATGGCTACGGTGTTTCCGCCGTACCCTGTCCAGCGGGAATCGTCATCACCCGGATACAGCACGGACGCGGGCAACCCGCCACCGAGCACGTAGCTCGACGCCATCAACGGCGGCAGGCCCGCGAGATCCGGGGAACCGATGTGATCGCGCCAGTACCACTGGGGCAGGTACACCAGATTCACGACGTACCCGCGCGCCCGGAATTCGGCGCACACCGCGCGCAGGGTGGAGATGTCTCCGGAGCCTTCTTCGTGGTCGAGCATCACTGGATAGGCGCGGTTCGGTTCGACGCGTTCGTAGTTGTCGACCTGCGCGGCCGCATCCTCCTGGGACACGTAGTGATACGCGCCGAACAACAGGCCCGCGTCGGCGGCCTGGTCGCGCTGGGTTGTGTACTCCGGGCTCACATAGTCCGTACCCTGGCTGGCCTTCGCCAACACAAAGGCGAACCCTTCCCGCGCGACCCGCGCGAGATCGATTCCGGCTTGCCAACCGGAGATGTCGATACCGTAGTGCGTCATCGGGTCCCCCTTCTGCGCCAATGGTCGGGTACCGGGTTCAGTCGCTCCTTCGAGCCACGGTGCCGGATCGATCTGCGACCCGGCGCGCCACACCGATGGATGCACCTCGAAATGGCAATGCAGACCAGTGGATTCCCCAGCACTGCCGACGTAGGCGATCACCTGGCCCGCGTCCACCCAATCGCCAACCGACAAACCGGTCGCGTACGCGTCCCACATGTGCCCGTAGACCGTGGCGCCGCCGCCCGCGGACTCGGGATGGTCGAGAACGATCCACTGCCCGAAACCCTGTGCCGCACCGATATACGCCACGGTGCCGGCCTGCGCGGCGTAGATGGGAGTGCCATCGGCCGCTGCGAAGTCGAGGCCATAGTGGAGCGTGCCCCAGCGCGGTCCGAATCCGGAGGCGAGTGTGTAGGTGCCCTCTGCCAGTGGCATGTATCGAGTCATTGCAGCTTCCCCCCATCAGGTACCGATGGTGTGTAGATCTTGTTCGTTGCGTCTTTCGACCAGCGGGTTGCGGTCAATCCGGACATCACTGAGCCGCCCCGCAGATTGCACTCCGCGACCGACACGGCCGCCCCTCGAGTGGAGGCGATGCCGTCGTATCGCATGGTCACCCGCACGTATGCCCAACTTTCCGGTGCCGCAGGATCGTTCTCCGGTGGCATGTCATCCAATACGACCGTGTGCGCGAATGTCGTGGTGAATGGTGTGGAGACGATCGTGAACAGTTGCGCGCTGTATACGGCGACGTTGGTCAGCGCGTCGCATTGTCGGACGGTCAGCAGATCGCCTTTGCCGTTGAAGACCTCGATCCAGTAAACGGGGGCGATCGGGTCGTAGCTGATCAACACAATGAAGTAGGGCGGGGTCGCGATAGGAACGATCAGTTCGTTCGTGGTATGCCCGACACTCGTCAGATGGGTATCCACTCGCCACAGGCCACCGGCTTTCAGGACCAGCCAACCCGACTTGTCTCCGCTCGGCTTGACGACACCAGCGTGCTTGACGGGGCCGACGCCGGTGTCGAACGGAAGCACCACTTTCGCACCGGCCCGCACACTCCAGTTCCGCCCGAGGTACGCGGACGCGAACCCCGATACCCCACGCAGGAGGTCCAGCCGATTCGACAGCGCCGCTTGCCCATTCAGCACCGACGCCAATCCATCGTCGTTGGCTCTCCACTGCTTCCGGAACGTGTCCTGCGCGCCTTGCCACGCCTGTTTGATCGGTAGCCCCATCTGTTGACGGGTCCCGTCCTCGGTCTGGTCGGCACCGAACCGACTGCCGATCGTGTAGGCACCGTCCGGGCGGTTGCCCGATGGTGTGGTCACGACAGCACCCCACCATCCGGCACGGTCGGCGCTTGCACGTTGTTGTCGGTGCGCGAGTCCCACTTGTTCACCGACAACGCCGATTTCACGGTCCCGCCGTCGATCCAATGCCAATCCTTCGGATGTGCGGCATGACACTGCACAACGAATTTCTGGTCTTCGGGAATGACGAATGTGTGGGAGAAAGCGCAGGTTTCGGGACCATACGGCGTGATCACGCCGTCGAATTCCTTCTCCGTGTACACCGCGCCGCTATCGGCATACAGCACCACGATTTTCGTTTGACCGGCCGTGTTGCTCTGCCCCCACCCGCTCGGCGCGGGCCGCCATGTCAGATGCGCGTCCGCGCGCCAGAGTCCCTTACTCAGCAGTCGAATCCCGTTCTGCGCCAACTCAGTTCCCTTCCGGGGGCCGAGCTGGGAGTCGAACGGGAGTCGCCGGTACGCGCCGCCCGCGAGCTGCCAGTTGGCGGACAAGAATAGGCTGCAATACCCGGACACGCCTTCGAGTAGGTCCAGCCGGTTGTTGAAGTCGAGCTGGCTGTCCCGAAAGTCATTGAGCCGGTTTGTGATGCCGTCGTTGACCTGCTTGATGCCGGTTTGGGCATCCTGATACCCGCCGAGGACGTTGCCGCGCAGCAACTTTCGCACGTCCGCTTCGGTGATGCCCTGCCCGTATCTACTACCGAGGGTCCAGGCCCCGTCCGGCGCGTTCTGGCCCGGCATGGTCATGGACTGGTCACCTCCTTCTAAACGCCGGGGTAGCGGCGCATGATCCCGTCACGGCGCTTTCCGGTCATCTCGGTCGCTATCACTCGACGCCGCTCACCGGGCGACGCGTTCATCAAATAGCCGAGGACGAATGACACCGAGTGATCCGCCGGGTTGAACTGCGGACCCACGACTTCCGCGCCTTCGGCCGCGGTCGGTCGATCACCGATCCGGCCGAGCTGCCGCAAGCGCTCGAGCATGACCTCTTGTTCGTGCACGGTGTATTCGGCTGGATCGGGGATGCTGATGGGCTCGGTGTCGGGTTCATCGATACCGACCACCTGCATGGACGGATTCAGGGCGTGTTGCTGGCCGCGCCAGGGCGGCCGAATCTTCTTCGTCTGCAATTCCGGGTGGTGCCGGAATCCCAAGTCCCAGAAGAGTTCCGACCATTCGGCGCGGGCTTCGGGCTGCACGATCAGTGGCGTTGTCCCATAGAACGGCAGGCAGACGAAAGCCCATTGGTACGCCTCTTTCGGATCTTCCGGATCGCAATTTTCCTGTGTCGGCAGACGCATTACCCGAGCACCCCGAGATCACGCAAAATTCCCAATATCTCCTGGAATTGTTCCCATGCCTTGACGACCGGGTCCTCCGGTTCCCGCTCGCCGAGGACGATATGCCATTTCGGGGCTTGGTCCCGTGACCATTCTAATGTCAGCTCCGATACGCGTTCGATGTTGATCTGACCGGGTGGAAGCCCCAGTGCTGCCACGCCTATGCGTGATCCGATGTAGTAGTGGCCGTGCCCGTTCTGGCCTACGCGCCACCCTCCGGCCCCGTCTTCGATCGTGACTTTCAGTCGTGTTGTTTCGCGTGTTTCCCAGAGCGCCGTTCGCATGGCCAGCAGCCAGGCGATTGTGTAGGCTTTGTCGCCGTTCGGGCCGAATCTTTCCTTCAGATGGAATTGGCCGAGGCGGGCGATTCTGTCCGCATCTTTCCACGCACCGAATGCCATGAAGACGTTGCTGTAGATGGGGTGCAGAATCGTGTCTGCGACATTTCCGAGATCGGGCACCCCCGGAATGAGGGCGAGCAGTGATCCCGCCAGTTTTATTGCCGCCGAGATGCCTTCGTTCACGCCCGGCATCGAGGAACCACCGGCGACTACCTGAACATCGGATGCCGGTTTCCACGAGTACTCCGATGTTTGTACGGCACCGTATTCGTTTTCGTGGTAGATGATTCCCGGAACGGCCGCGAGGGTGCCTTGCCATCCCGGTCGGTAGTATTCGGTCGGCATATTCGGGTCCGGTGCCTTGTCGACCGCGTCCCATTTTCCGTCCGGTGTCGTGATGATCTTCTCGTGGCGTAGTCCGGTGAATACGTCTCCGCCGAACGCGGTGCCGGTTCGCGCGCCGGAGTGGTCTACGGCATCGATCACCAAGCAGCCGTGCCGGAGCTTCGCCCCCGGCCACGGTGGTTCGTCCCCGTCGAGGTAGCGGCGCACTTCCCAGGTGAGTTGCGCGTCCTTCATGACGTTCTTGGTGGCGTCGTGCAGTGTTTTGAATCGGGAATGAACCACTGCGGTGACAGATTCGTCCGGGGTCAAATCGGGCTTGACTATCATGGTCCAGTTCTGGCCCGCGAAGTCGCCCCACTGCCGAAAGTCGAGCGGATTGTCCGGCAGCATCCACAGCGATTGTTCCAGCCGTCGGATTTGCGCCATTGCCGTGGTCTTCACTGCCCAGCGCGCTTTGCCCCAGGCCAGCCAAAGTTTCGGAAACTGAAATTCCGCCGGAGTGAATGGATTTGCTCATCGACTTGTGCCGAGGTCTGCTCCCCCACCATTTTCAGGCGGGGGAGCAGACCCAGCACAGAACATGTTTCAAATTCTCGTAGTCATGCTTGAAAATCAGGCGAACAAACCGCTTCCCATCGCGGTCCTTGATGACCAGGAGTTCATCGAGAGCGCCACTCCACCGCGACCCGTCTTTGTCGACGGTCACGAATACGCCAGTGGTCTTGCGCTGTTGAACATCGATCAGCCATTTGGACAGGTAATAGTCGAGCGGCATTTCCAGCTGACCCGTACCCGTCTCGTTCAACAGCACTTGAAACGATGCCGAGATGGTCTTTGTCACCGTGCCGCGATAGTTGAGATCACCGTCCCACAGGCGTACCTCCGGCGTATGGAGTCGGCGCTCCATTTCCGCGTCGAGTCGACTGGAGATATCCGCGAATACCTTGTCGAAGTCGATTGTTGGAATCGTGGCCGTAGCCATGCTGTTCCCCCCAACGAATGTTTGTGGTGCTCGGATCAGCCGATCAGCAATGGTGAGGACCAGTTGCGGCGACACCGCACCTGGACCCCCACCCCGGCGGGCGCACCCGACACTCCCACCTCTATTCGCGTCGGCCGTGTTTCCGGTGGCACCGGGTACATGAATCTGACGCCGTTCATCCGCTGATATATCTGGGTATCGATGTCGGAAACGACTTGCGCGGTATCAGGATCGGTATCCACCCGCAGATGCTCGCCCGCGATCAGTGTTGGTAGCTGAATGACTCGGTTCTTGTCTGCGTCGGCGCGTTCGTGCCGGTCCGAGCCCCACGAGTAGTCAGGTAGCCGATATTTGGCACCGGCGTACGCCTGCACTACCCATACGAGCCACATAGGGTAGTCGCACGGATTGGCTATCGTGACCTTGCCGTAGGCCCAACTGCCGTCCGTGGTGTCGATCGTGCTGACCCATTTCGCTGTCGCATCGGGTTCTTTCCAGCGCGGATCCCCCGCAGTCACAAATGTTTCGACGCGACCATGGCGGCGGACGAAAGGATCGGTCTCAGGGTTGAACCCCGGAGTCTTGGTCAGCCGCCCGGCGAGGTAGCGGCGCGAGTTCGCGGTGGACACCCACAGCCGAGAGTCGCGCGTTGTCGACCAGGCCCGCCGCCACCCCGAATAGCTCTCTCCCCAGGACCCGTGCTCGGTGGGAAGGATCTCCACCCCGAGATGCAGATCCTTGCGGTTGACCGTGACGCCGTCCGGTGTGGCCCCGAGCTGGAAAGCGTGGGAATACCAACGTGTCTCGAACGGCTCATCGTCCAGCAGTCCTTCGGGTTTCTCGCCCAGGACCACTCCGCGGTCGCCCTGATTCGGGCCGTACAACGTGAACCAGTCCCCCCGCCAGGATTCGAGTTCGACCACCAGGTCAGCCACACGCCCCCTTTGTATCTATCGACGGCTGAAGCTCAATGCTTGCCGTCTCTGCTCGGCCCGCCATGCCGCCATGGCCGAATCAATGTCTGTCACTTGGAAAGTCACGTTCGGCCGGTTCGCCAACACCGCGTGCAGATCCTCGAGCGAAACCCCCGCACCCCGAGGCACCGTGAGGTTGCCCGCGAACGCCCGCACCTGCGCCGGGCTATTGAAGATGGGCTCGGGCCGGTTGCTCAGGTTGACGGCCATCTGTCCCGGTTCCAGCCAGCCGCCGGAGTCGTAGACGGCTGTGCGCCTACGTACTTCGCGCGCCCATTCCGGAACCCCGGCAGCCGGGTTGTAGCCGAGCTGTTTGTCCACCTGATCGCGGGCGGGTGGATTGATCGCCGCGAGTGCCGCTCGTACGTTGGCGATGGCGTCGGCTCCGCCGCTGCCGCCCTCCTCCTTCGACTTGTCCCAGTCCCGTGCAATGGCGATTCCCTGATCGGCGACGCTCCACCATCGGGATTGGCCGATCTCGGGCGACAGTTGCTCCTTGATGGCGTCGAAGGCGACTCCGACCAGGTCCGATCCGGCTTTCTGTAGGACGCCTTTGAGTGTGGTAGGCCGGTCGGCGCTGCCGTCGGAGCTGGTGCCGCGCGCCTGGTTCTTCAGCGCCCGTTGCAGTTCCGCTGCGGCGAGCTTGGTTTCCACGTCGTCGGGGCCGTAGTCGTCGGATGCCTGTTCGTACTTGTCGCGGGCGTCCTGTACGGCCTTGTCGAGCGCGAGTTGCCGGGTTTCCCGATCGGTGTACTCGTGGTCGGGCAACGGTAGGTCCATGGGGATGCGGGAACCGTCTTCGACGTCGCCCACATGGTCACGTTGCCACTCCTTCTTGCGGATCTTCCGCTGGATCGATTCGATTTTCAGGTCCGCGTCGCGTTTGTCGGCGTCGGTCGCCTTCGAGCGTGCGCGGTCGAGCTTCTGCCGCTTCTCTCGCGCTTGCTGGAGATCGGTCTCGAGCTGGCTGAGCTGTAGCTTGTCGTCCTCGGTCCACTCGATGACCCGACCGCCCGACATGCGCGAGTTGTAGCCCGCGACAAGCGCATTCGGCAGATAGAACCGGAACGGGAACTGTGCGTCGAAGGCACCGGCGCGGGCCCCGCCGATACCGGAGGTGCCGAGCTTCCCGCCCGCTTCGACATTCTGTCCCGCGATGGTGGCGGCCATGTGCTCCGGACCGGCACCGATCACGAAGTACGTTCCCGCCGGTCCCACGCCCGGTTTCAAGCCGAACCTATCGGGGTTGTCGAGAAGCGTGTAGGTGGTATAGATGCGGTGCGTGTTCCGGCCGAGACCTTCCGCGATCTGCTGGAGCCAGCCGATGAAGCCACTGCAATCGAATCCGGTCAGCAAGGTATCGCCGCCGAGGACGTATTTCATGCCCTCTGCCTCGCGGGCGGCTTTGATCGCTTCCTGGATGCCGGTCGGGGTGCCGCCCCGAGCGAACCGCAGCCCGCCCGCGCGGGCCCGCGCCCGCAGCCCGTACATGGCGTCCTGGCCGCCGACCGCAGCCACCTCCGCAGCGGTCCACACATGCTCACCCGCCGACAGCAACGCCGGGATCGAATCCGATGTGGGACCGCCCAACCCGAAGATCGGGCCACCCCCCGCGCGCGGGTGCGGGGGAGCCTGAGGCGATGGCGGCGACGACAGGTAGTACTTCATCCAATCCGGGTAGCCCGGTGCCAATGGCACCGTGACCGGCTCCGGCTTGAAATCCCGTATCGCCGTTTCGATATCGCCCATATCGGCGCGCAGGACCCACTTGTTCTTGTCCGCCGCCAGTTGGATATCGACACCGAGTCCGGCCAGGGAGTTCCTGGCGTCATCGGTGAGGAAGTCGAGCCCGACCGTGGCCTGCCCATCGTGGGCGTGCAGCATTTGAAGGATCGTGCCGATGCGTTGGGTCACGTCGTCCGCGCCCCGCATCCGCACCATGAGTTCGATATCGGCAGGGAGATATCCGACCGTCGCGGCGACATCCCGCAGCTTGTCCGCGGACAAGCCCGACTTCTCCGCCAGCACATCGAACGCTCTGTTCGCTCGTTCGAATACCTCGGGCAGTCTCTCGCCCTTGGCCGCCGCATCGATCGCCGCATCGGTGACCCGCTTCAGCTCGTCATGAAGCAGTCCCGCGTTGGGAAGCGCGTCCGGCCCGAGGTCGACACGTTGCTGATCAGCACTCAGCAACGCCGCCCCGCGCCCGTCTGATGCGGCCCAGGGCTCGGCCCGCATCTGCTCGACGACGGCGAGCTGGGCGCGCGCGGCGTCGGCGGCATCGCGATAGCCGCCGTTCATCGCGGACAGCGCGTTGTGCATCGCTTGCGCACGCCGCCCCGCCGTACCGGTCTCGTCAGCGAGGCTCCGCATGGCGTCACGCAACGCGTACACGCCCGGAGTCGACGTGCGGGCGACATCGGCTGCGCGTTGGATCTCATCCCGTGCCCGTGTCAGGGTCTCCGCCAAACCCTCGCCGGCAGTGCCCCGGTCGGCGGTGATCCGCTCGATGAGCGCGTTCGATCTGGTGTCCGACAGGATCGAACCCAGATCATCGAGGCTGTACCCGGATTTGGCGAGGGTCGAGGTCAGCAGCCGGTATTGGTCGCCGAGAGACGACACCCGGTTGTAGCCGCGTTCCCACTCGTCGTTGCGGCCGAAGACGTTTCCCGTGGCGTTGTCGATCCAGTGACCGACGTTCGCGTACCAGGCGTGCCCGTCTTTGCCCCACGTGGTGACCTCGGCCAGTCGACCACTCGCCATGCGCCCGGCCGCGGATTTGGCCTGCTCATCGAACGCGCCGTTGGCGCGCTGGATCGCCGCGCCCAGCTCGGCCTCCGCCTTGGTTGCGTCGACCGCCGCGTCGCGGATCCGCTCGGCGTTGTATCGGGCTTGGGTCGCCCCCTCGAGCGAGCCCGCGCCCAACACGGTAGCGGTAGTCAAGGCCGCGCCCCACGGTCCGCCCACCGCACCCAGCAGACCCCGGAATCCGCCTGCGACAGCACCGATTCCGGCCGTGACACCGCGCACCTTCCGTCCCGCGGTCTCAGCGGCGGTTCCGGTCCGCCCGAGCGCCGTCGCGGCGGCCGTCGCGGCGTCGGCGCCACGCGCCCCGGCCCCCTGCAACCTCGCCAACTCCGCGTTGACCTTGCCGAGCCCGGTCACCCCCAACACGATGCCGGTGGCGCGGCCACCGAGAACGGCACCCGCGCCGGACAGGCCGCCACTGCGTGCCAATGCTCGCGTCGATTCGGCGATGTTCGCCATGGGCCGCACCAGACCCGCGATGACGCTCGAGACAGCGCGCAGGCCCAACCAGGCCGTTACGAATCCGGTCACCGCGCCGGTGTGTTGCTCGAACCAGGTCAGCAGCCGGACGACCCCACCGAGTAGGGGTGTCAGGGTTTGCAGAGTGCCCAGCAGTACATTCCAGGCACCGGCCCCCACGGCCGCACCGGCCTTCAGGCTCGCTTCGGCGAGCTGACGCACTCCCGGTGCCAACTGGGTGACCGTATCGCGCAGAACTGTGAAGGTGTCGCCGATCTTGCCGCCGAACAACCCCGCGCCGTCGTGCAGTTGACGGAAGACCCCGAGGGCTCGCGGCCCCCACTCGTTGACCGCGAGGTCGTCCAGACGCTTGGCCAGCACGGCCACCTTCGGTGTCACCAGGTCGACACGTTTGGACCAGTCCGTGAACCAACCGGTCATTCGCGAGAACACGGGCGCTTCGGCCGCTTCGCCCACGCGGGCTATGGCATTGCGCAGATTGCCAAAGGTCGTTTTGACGGTGCCGCCCATCGTTTTGGCGGCACCGCCGATCTTCTTTTCGATGATCGCGGCCAGGACATCGGCACTGATATTGCCGTCCTTCTGCCACTTCATCAACGCTTTCCCGCTCAGCCCCGAGTACTCTTCGAGCCATTTGCGGACCGGCAGTCCCAGAATGCCGAGCTGCCGAATCTCGGTACCGTACGCCCGACCCTGGGAAACGACCTTGTCCATGATCTGAGTGACCCTGGACAGCGGTTGATGGGTATAGACGGCGGCATCGCCCAAGGCACGCAGCCAGGTGGACATCTTGTCCCCGGACCGCACGCCCGCGGCCGATGCCATCGCGGCCGATTGCAGCATCTCGGGCAAAGTGAGAGCGGTGCCCTTGACGATCTGATCGGCCTCGCCGATCAGTTTCTTGATCTCGATACTGCTCTTGCCCAGCGCGTGTAACTGCGCCTCGGCCTGCTGCTTGATGTTCAGACGCTCGAAACCGCCCTTGACAGCGGAATCGAAAACCTGATTGAAACCCTTCGAGATCAGGTGACCGGCCCGGCTACCGATATCACCGAGAAATCCGCCGCGAACCCAATCCGACGCCGCCGACTGAAGACCACCCGAAACACCGGACCCGATCGAAGAACCCATGGATTTGCCCATAGAATTCCCCGCACGGGTAGCGTGGGTTTCCGCCAGTCCCAGCGCGGCCTTGACCTGTCCGGGTATTTTGCTGGTGTCCGCGACAATCGACACATACGCCGCAGCCAACTCGATAGCCACGAACCACCCCCAACTATTCCCCGATCAACGCTTTTCGGCGCGCGGCCAACTCATCGTTGATCCGATCCAACGGCACCGTGTCCGGATCGGCTGCGACCGGAGCATCATTCGGCCGTGCCACCGGTTTCGGGGCCTCCCCCTGCCCACCGGACCGTTGCCAATTCGCGCCCTGAACCGCGTACAGAATCGCGGCCAGGAAATCCATTTCCTGAGTCCACCACCACGACCGAGGATTGCGGGCGCGATACAGTGCGCTCTCACCGTTTCGCGGCATGAACGCTATGAGGGTGCCGAATTCCGACCAGGACAGTCGTTCGGTGCCGATATCCGCCACACGGTAGCCCGCGCGGAGCAAGTCGTATTCGATCGGCCCCGGAAACTCGGTCAGGAGTTTTCGGAGCCAACCGATTCCCCCACGGCCGCGCTGGACGCCTCGGTCCAGGCCCGCGACAGCGAGATCACCTGGTCATTGGCCATCTTCAGTACCGCGTCCGCCGCAGCGGGGCACTCGACACCGATCAGCCCCCGAGTGAGCCGCGCCTCATCCCAGTTCTCGTCCACCGCTTTGCCGACCATGGCCGCGGATTCACCAGAGAGATACTGGAGAAACGGAACCGAATAGATGCGCCCGCCGTCCTTGCCGCGAAAAGCGAACCTGTTGCCCTTTTTCGAGCCTTCGGACTCGGGAACGATGAAAACAGTCATGACCAGACCTCTCGTGACAAATGCGATGGACCGGGAGACCCCGCCCGGCAGCGGGTCACGGTCCGGTCAGAAATGAACATGCCGAGCAGCATTCGGAAATCAGACGTCGGGCGACAAATATTCGACGACGTGCACGGTACTGCCATCGGCGATGGTGAATCCGAAGGCTTCCACGGTCACCTCGTATCGAATAATGTCCTTGGAGACCTGCGTCACGTCGCCCACGGTAATCGGTTGCCCCTTCGGGATGACCTGGCGGCGCAGTTTCGACCCCTGGATGGTCTCGGTGACGAAAACCCAATTGGCGAGAGGCGCGGCGGTGTGATTGACCTGGACCGCAACGACGGTATTCGCATCCGCGCCGGTTCCGCCCTTGGTGATAGGCTTGACATTCTCGACGCCGTAGACCAAACGTAAAACATCCAAATTAGTGGATTCCACGAAATCCAATTTGAACGTGGACGAAAAATCGCTCTGCGGCGTACTGATGACGGAGCCGCTGAAGTCTTTCACCTTCTGGTGATCTCTCGCTTCGGCATTCACGATCCCCGCGTCGGACAAACCGCCGAGATTGACGAGCACCGATGTGCCGGCCAACGTCAACCCATTCAGATCCTTCGTGAAATCCTTGGCAAGATCGATCCCTTTCTGGGCATTTTCCTTGCTGTAGGGAGCCGCGAAAACGACACCCTTGACACCCGGAGCGGGCGTATAAACCTTGTCGGTATTGGTAGGCAACTATTCCCCCCGAAAAACCTCGGACACCCCGCGCCCGATTTCCAATAATCAATCTCCGAACAACACCGGGCACAACACCCGACAGGCAAACCATCCGCTCGGCTACACATTTGTCGAAATGCCGAGACGCACTGTAAGCGTCCACCGGTCCTGTGAGAGCACATCCGGGTCCGGGTGCCGCACCGGACCGCCGACCTCATGCCACGAAGAAATCCAGGCATGAGCGGGCTTCCCGTCGTCACCCGTGTAATTCACGTATCGGCCCGGTGCCAGCTCGAAAATATCGGCCACCTCCCCGGCCAGCGCTTCCGCGCTGCGGACGTCCCAGCACTCGGCGAGGATCATCGGACCGTCGGTCACCTTGGTCAGGCGCGGGCCGCCGACCCGCGTGATCCGCACGAACCGATTCGGGCGTTGAATATCGATATCGGTCAGCACCGGGACATTCCCGAGCTGCGCCACCAGCAGCGCTCGCGCCACGAGCAGCGCGGGCTTGCGTGCGTTCATCGGCCCGCTTCCAGAGCCGAGATCAACGTCGCCCCACCGTGTTTCGCTTCGTGCGCCATCGCATGTGGGTCCGCGGTCGTCACCGAGGTCCGCCAGCGGCCCTGTGGGGCCGCCCGCCCCTGCTGGCTGTACACGACGTACTGACCCCCGTTCCCGCTCGCGGTGGCCGCCTCCTGGACCCGCTTCGCGCGTGCCTCCAGATCGGCGCGAACACCCGGCGCGGCACGCAACGTGCGGAACCCACCGATATTCCATTTGATCCGCATCAGCCCTCCACTCTGCGCAGATGCACCACAAGCCCCGGCGTGAAGGCGAACGGCCCGGTGCCGAAATCCTGCGGCCAATCGAAAACCTCGAATTGCCAACCGAACCCGCGCACCCGGTCGAACGGCTTGCACCCGAACCCCGGTGGTACGTACAGCTCGTGGGTGATCACGAGCCGGTTCGGGCCAACGGTTTTCGCTTCCCCGGTGCCCATCACCGAACGTTGCGACTGAGCCGGACCGAGCCCGTACACACGCTGAGCGATCGGTGGCCCCCACGTCCTTTTCAGGGCGCCGCGCCCGTCACGCTCCGGGCCATCCGCAACCGGGAGCACCTCCACGCTGTACCGCAACGGAAACAACGCCACGCTTCCACCCCTCGCTAGTAGTCGAATCCGGCGAAGTTGTCGCAGTCGTCCGGCCCATTCACCACCCGTACCCCGCTCAGATCCATCGGTCGATCCGGATAGACAGGAGTCATGTCGATCGTGAACGCTGACGCGCGCCGCGCCCGGCACAGCTTCTGGAGATCGGAGATCTCCAAAGGCCAGAACATCGAACGACGTTGCTGCCGCGTATCGAGCGTCTGCGAGTACGGACCGGCCGAAACCTGCACCGCCGCACCGGAGCCCGTGTCCAGCCAACGCAGGATCGCCCCGCGGATGAGAGCCTTGGCGGCCGGATACTCCGGCGCAGTGACGGCCATGTCCCGCAAGCACGGAGCCACCACACCGGCAGTAGCCACGGCATCCGCCACCATCAGCGCCACTTTGGCCTTGTCCAGCCCCGGCGAGAACGGTTCGAGATCGGCGGCGATATCGAAGGTGATCGCCAAAGCCTCACTCCCTCAAAGGTTCGCGGCTACTTGACGATCGCAGCCGGGTAGCGCTTGGTCTTGTCCTTCTGCAACGCGGTCAGTGGATTCGCGACCACGAACCCCGCGCGGAAGGTCACCCGCATCGCCTTGCTATCGGCCTGCATGAGGTTCAACAAGACCTTTCCGGCGGCGTCGGTAATCACACCCTCGGAGAAAATGCGATATTCGATGTCCTGACGGATGCCGACGACCACTTTCGACCAGTCCGCCGCAATGATGCTGGCCTGGGCGTCATCCCACGCACCGTTGTCCACTTCGCCCATCGGCTTGCCGTACAGCGTGCTCGGCGTGCCAGCCGCGAGCGAGGGAACATAGATCGGTGTGCCCTGGCCGTTACGGAGACCGATCAGTTCCCATTCGATTCCTGGGGCGCTGGCGAACCCGCTGATGCCGTACCCCTGCTTACGCAGCCGCTTACCGGCCTCGGCGACATCCTCACCGAGATCCGACTTGCGGCTGGTCGACGCGGCGTTGGCACCAGTTCCGGATGTGGACACCGGGATGTCGCGGTTGCGTGTGATGACGTTTCCTGCGGCAATCGCGCCGGCCAGGAGGCTCGTACCGAAGCTCACCGGCATGTCCGCGCCGAAAATGCCTGCCTGGTCCAGCTTCCGGCCGATCGCCTCGGCGACACGCGGTGCGACCTGCGACCACAAATCTATGCGGGCATCGGCGACCACGTTGTCCGGGATCGGCACCACGACCGCCAGTTCCTCAGCGGTGATCACGATGTCTTCCCACGCCTGCAAGTCGGTCTCTTTCATACCGGACTTGCTGTCCGATTTCGGCTCGGAACGCACCCAGTAGGCGTCCGGTGCCGACCCCAACACCGATTGCCGCGCGGTACCCGCGCTCATCTGCACCTTGTTCGCCATCGTCAGCAACGCCGATGCCTTCGGCGCGGCCTGCAAGATCTCCGTAATAGCCTGCGGCGGCATGAGATTGGACCCATAGCCGCCCGAAAGCTGGGCACTGCCCAGCACATTGGCGTATCCCGCCACAATTCCCCCCAAAAAATTGAACGCTCTACTTGATCAATTCCCCGCGCAGCCAGTCCGTGAGATTCGCCCCCGAGATCCCCGGACCGGTGCTCGCCCCTTGGCGCGGGTCCGGCCTCGGTGCCCGCGGAGTCGCCTGTTCCCCCCGGAATTTGAGCAGCGCCTCCGCGCTCGCCTCGAACTCCTCGACCGTGCCCCCGCTCAACAGGCCAGCCGGAACACCTCGCGCTGCGGCGACCTGCGCACGTGCGGTCGAGACCTCGAGGTCGCGCGCTCGCGCTTCGGCCACCTCGGCACGCTTCACAGCCTTTTCGACTTCCGACAGGTTCGCGGCCTCGGCCGCGTCATACCTCGCAGCCTTGTCCCGCAAGGTGTCATAGTCGGCGTACTTGTTTCGTTCACGCGCGACGCGCTCACCAATGATTCGGTCAAGCGCTTCTTGCGATTCGATCGGAGTAAACGACGCTGCTGTCCCCTCATTTTCAGCAGCGGCGCTATCCGACCCGATCTCATCCGCCATAGCAGACACCTTCTTTCCGTTTCCTGCTCGTCAGCACATTGAATCCGTACTGTTGACCGCCGTACGTGCCGCGTAGATCTGCGCAGAATCGACTAGCCGCAAGGGTTTTCAGTAGAACCGATGGCGATCATGTCGAGCAGCAGCGCAATCGCGTGCGCGGCTTGCGGCGGTATTACGCCGTTGCCGAGTAGATGTAGCTGCCCGTAGTAGGGCAATCCGAGTTCGGGGGCGGTTACCCAGCCCGCAGGTAACCCCATCATCCACTCCACGAAGCGGGGCGACAGCCGAGGCTGTCCGTTTCTGTTGGGCTCAGCGATCCACGGTGCCGGACGTGTGCGACGTTCCCATTCCTGCACAGCGGGCAGGAACTCACCCCAAGCGTTTTCGCCACGTCGATCAGTCGAATTTGGTGATCCTGTCGAACACGAACCGCTATCGGGCTCCCCCCGCCGACCGCCTCCGATGCCGCTGGAGTCGGCAATAGGCGATTCTGGGCCGGCGCGTTTCCATTCGGCGAATCCGCAGGCAGGGTCGGTAATAGCAATGAAGACTCTTTCGCGCCTGTGCGGCGCTCCGACATCAGATGCTCGTACAGAGACCCATTGCGCAGATAGCCCGATCTCGGCAAGGTCCCCGAGTACCGTATCGAATCCCTTGCTTCGATGTCCTGCCACGTTTTCCAGCAGCGTGATTCTCGGTCGTAGTACGCGAATGGCTTGATAGATGTAGGGCCAGAGATGGCGCGGGTCATTTTCTCCTTTCCGCCGCCCCGAGGTAGAGAACGGCTGACATGGATAACCGGCCGTCAAGATATCGATCGGCGGTACCGCGTTCCAGTCGATTTGTTTGACATCGCCGAGGTTCGGAATGTTGGGCGCGCGGTGTCCGAGCAGTTTGATCGCGTTGCGGTCGATGTCCGCGACCCAGACCAGTTCTGTATCAGCGAAGATCGTTTCCACGGCCATATCCAACCCGAGATAGCCCGAACAAAGGCTACCGATTCGAAGCATGTGTTCCTATTTTCAGATACCGTCTGTGAGCGCAGAAGGAAACCCCTCGGCTGCTACAGTCCCAAAAGTGGCCGCACGAGCGGTCCCAGATCACCGATCAGCTTGATAACGTCGAGCAACACAGCGAGCATCCCTATCACCCCCTCACCGGATTGTTCTAGGCGTAGCCGAGTTCCCGGTACGCCTTTCCCAATGACTTTCGATCTGTCGCCCCCGCGAGTCGGGATGCCTCGATGTATTGCTGTTCCCACTCGCCCAGGTCGGGCATGTGAGGGATTTCGACATCTTTTCGCAGTGGATAACCCACGCAGCGGCAATTGGTGTGCGCGCTGAATGAAGCTCGTTCTTCGGAGGCGTACACAATGGTTCGGGTGGCGATCATCCGGCAGAACCAGCACGCGGCCGGTGCCGCGTAGCGGATCGCCCCCACCTGCTCACGAACGGTGTTGTCCAACACCGTCGTTCGCTGCTGCTGGTACAGATGCCGTTGACCGACCCCGAGAATCAGATCCCATACGGCGTCCTTGCCCAGAGCCCAGGCGACACCGGGCTGTAGTGCCTCCGGCGCGGGCATCTCAGCGGGTATCGCGCGGTAGTCCAGGTCCGGCGCGAGCCGGTTGTACCAGTCCACGGTGAGGTCACCGGCCGCCGACAGGTACGGATACACCGTGGAGGGATACCGCTCGTAGAAGGCGTGCTTCCAGCCCTTCGCGGAAGTACCGCCGCCCACCTCGTTCCACACCGCGTGCAGGTCACCGGCCATAACCACGTTCAACTGAGCGAGTGGTACCCGGATATCACTGACCGCGGTCATGCCGTTTGATTCCCCGCAGAATCGCCTGTGCTCACGCTGCCGCTCCGCATAGCCGCCTGCGCCACATCGGGTTTCGTCGCCTGGACATGCGCCGCCGCGCCCGGTAGTCCGGCAACGAGCTGCTGCACGCGGCCCCGCCGGAGGTCTTGCTCGACTTGGCGTTGCTCGATCTCGGTGAGCCCGATACGCCGCCATGTCACCGGCGAGCTGGCTGGAAGAATCTGTGCCTGGACCAGTTTTGTTGTCGAGTCGGCTTCGGCGGCCATCGTCGGTGTGGCCGCGTCGCGCCAGTCCAGCCCCACTACTCGGTCGTAGTCGGCAGGGATCGCGCCATCACGGATCAGTAGGGCGAGACGGCCGACTTCCCGCCAGGCCCGGCCGAACATCAGCTGACGGCGTTCGGCGCGCTTGACCAACCGCGATTCCATTGCCCGGATGGCGTCCGCGGACGCTGCGGTGTCGGTCGCGAACCCCAACATCATCGGTGGAATCGCCGTTTCAGCGGACAGGAGCTGCGCCAGGCCGCGAAGGTAATCGAGATATGGTCCCGGCCGGCCTTGCTCGAATTGCCCGACCGCCGGTTTCGCATCAGGGCTGTCCTCGTCGTGCGGGATGGCCATCATGCGCCCGATCACGGCTTCCCACCCGGTTACCGCGCTACCGTCCGCCTTCGCGAACTGCTCGGGCGCCACACCAGTAGCCCAAAGCCTCGGGGCACTGAAGAATTCACGGTTCAGCTCCATCGCGCCCAAGGTCCGCACCGCGTTGTCCACCAGGCCCCGCACGCCGCGCGTGATCTCGCTGCGCCCGAATGGCCTTGACGCCGTGGGATGGTTCGCCATCTGCACCACGGGCAATCGGCCCAGATTGTGTTGGTCGCGGTCATAGACCCGCCACGGTCCTGCGCCCAGCTCGCCGCGCTCGAGGTAGACCGTCTGATCCGGCAGATACAGCCGAGCCGATGTGTACACCTTCCGATCGTCGTCCCAGTACCGGGACACGGCCACCGACAGCCGCCGTGTGCGCACGTCCCGGATGCCGGACATGTGCAGCGGCGATTCGACTGTGATCAGCGGGTGTACGTCGTCGCCGGTGCCAACGGTGATGAAGTCGCACCCGTACACGAGCGAATCGACGTGCGCGAGGCTGGAATCAGTGTCCAACTCGTTCCGCCGGTAGATCTCGGTCAGCCCGTAGTCTGCGCCCTGTTCGACCCAACCGAGCCAATCCAGGCGCTCATCCAGCACGTCCACAGCGACCCCGGCCCACCCGACCACGGTGTGGACCAACGGTGCGATACGGCGGGGAATAGCGATATCCAGCGACCGGACCCGTTGCCGCCCCTCGTAATACGCCTTCGCCGTGCGGTTCGCGATCTCGTGCCGTTCGATCAGCAACCACACCCGATTGAACTGCTGCTGCTCGTCATCCGATAAAAGCCCGAGCGTCGACAGATTCACAGCACCAACACCTTCCCCCCACCCCGACCCAACCGCCTACGCGCCGGTCGCGCGTCAAGGAACCCGTACAGCGCCAACGTCACGGCCACGGTCGGGGTGATATCCGCGGTCGAGTCCTTCCGGCCCCACGCCCACAGATCACCCACCGGCCGCTTCCTCGCCACGTCCACCGATTCCGACAGAATCGGTTGATTCACATGCCGCAGCCGCGCCGAGTACACGTAGTCATAGAAAAGCCCACACGCCAACCCGAATTCGCTCAGAGTTGTTCGCACCACCGGAACCCCCAGGTGATCCAATTCCGGGATCACCGTTGCGGCGGGGCCGTCCGCGATCACCACACACGGCCCCCACTGCGCCACCAGCGCGGCGAGTCTCGGTGCGAGCCAATCGGTTCCACGCCGATTGTCTACGATTTCCACGTGATACAGCCCGTCGCGGCGTGCGCCCGCAATTGCGATGGATGCTTGCGAGCGGTCCGGGCTGATATCCACAGCAACCGCGATCGGGTCGAGAACCTGCGACGTGCCGTCCGCCAGGAGTCGCCAGGATTCCGGATCGATCACCGCGCCCGTACTTTTCGCGATCCACATTCCGAGCCGTTCTCGCATGAAAGTCTCGTCATCCATCGCGGCGCGTTCATCGGCGATGGTCTCGACTTCCAGCCGTATACCGGCAGCCGGATTCGCGGCCTTCCACACTTCGACCGAATCCAGGTCACTGCCTTCGGGTGCGGCCCATTCCAGCCAGCACACCCGTGGATTGCTTCCCTCCAGCGCGGACGCCCGAAGTTTGGTGAAGACCTCCCCCTCGGCCGATGGACCGGGAACGGTGCCGACATAGATGACCTGACGGTTACGCGATGCCGAAACGGTCGGAAGCAGGCTGGCCAGTGCGAGAGCCGAAAAATGTTGAGACTCGTCGGCCAAGATCAGGTCCGTACTGAAACCGCGGCCCGATGACTTCGACCGTGCGATGAAATCCACGCGTCCGCCGTTGCGAAGCTCGATACCCTCTTGCCCGTTCGTTCGGCGGATCTGCTTCACCATGCGGGACAATTCCGGATACCGCTTGTCCTCGAAAAACGAGACAAGGCGAAGGAACTGTGCCCGCGCCGTTTTCACCTCGTGCGCGGTGAAAAGAATTCGCTCACCCAGTGCGACCATGCCGTACAAGCAACGCGCCTCCAACAAGGCGGACTTGCCTTGCTGTCGAGCGACGCACAATCCGCACGAGGTGGCAGCCCACCGGCCGCCTTCGACGGTCAGCCAGCAGCGCATGACCTCGCACTGCCACTCGTCCAGTACGAGCCCGTATTGCGCGGCCAGATAGATAGCGTCCTCAGCCTCGGAGTGGCTTCCGGAAGGCGATATGCGTATCAGGGGCGGCGGATTCCCGGTCTGCCCGGCGGCGCGCGAGTTCGTCAAGCGGCGTCACCTCCTGGACCTCCGGTGGTGCCAGCTCCCGAATGCGTTCCAGCACGTCAAGCAGTGCTTTCGCAAGCTGGGCGCGGCCCACGCCGCGGGAAGAATCGATGTCGTCCATGAGTGCCCGGCGTATCGCCTGAAGGTCCGCCAGTTCGGCGCTGGGAGGCTTCCTGTCAGCCATTGGTCGGAGCGGGATCGGGTGCACCGGCCGGAACGATCTGCATGTCGTCGGTCAGCAACGGAATGTGGATCACCCGAGGCTTACCTGTCGCGAACGATGTGATCGTCGGACCGATATCCGAGATTTCCCACGGGAATTCCCGACCATCCAAAAGGAGACGCTTCTGCTTCAGGTCCACCGTTGTCATTTTGACTCGATCTGCCATGAATTTCCCCTGGTCATGAGTTGTTGGGGCGCGCGAATTCGTGTTAGTCTTCAGCCATGCGAAACCAAGCCACTCGAGAAGCCCGCGAGGCGGCCGGTGCGTATTCAATGTTCTTCGCCGCCCGGTTCGCTCGCTACGCGAACTGGATTCGAAGGCGATAGAAATAGGGGGCGGGGCCGAAAGGCCCCCTTTTTGTGTTCGGGGGGATATCGGCCTGTGTGCCTGAGAGGAGAAGTGCCCTCGATTCGAGGGGTTGCCCCCTACCCCCTGCGAGTGTGTTTCACCATTTGCGCGATGTAGGCATTCGATCGGCCATCGTGTCGGCTCGATTTCCTCGGGCCGCATTGCAGGCCCGGTGTGCGGCGCGGAGTTCCCCGAGCAGGTGACCGCCTTTGCTACGTGGGGTCACATGGTCAGCGGTCCAATCCATGCCTCGGCCGTCTTCCTGGGTAAGTGACGTATCGATAGGTTGGCCACATATCCAGCACACGCGACTTTCACGTCGCAGTGCCGCCTTGGCGCGGCGATACGCCCTGTGGTCGAGCCCGTTTCGTTTCCCTGCCACGATCACCCCCGTTCCGCACCTGCCCATTGAGCTAGACGCCTTGAGCAAGCCGAAAGGACGCCAGATTCAGAATCTGGCGTCCTTTCGGCTTTGCACGGGCCAAGACTGCCGTCGACTGCGCGGCCACCCATACCGCGCAAAGGAGTCTGCCCGTTCTCGGCGATTGAACGCCGAGCGGTTCCGATGTTGATTTCCGAGCGCCACCGGATAGCGCTGTCGACCACCCCCTATGTTGGTGGTGGCGTTGCGGTTTCGTCCGCCGGTATCGAGTCTACACACCCGATGTAGTGCGATTACGTTGCTCGTTGACGTCCAGGTGACCTGTTCCGATCGTGTTACGGTCACAGGTCGGGGGCGAGGCATCTAGGGAATGCCTCGCCCCCGACCCGGCCTAACGGGTTAGCTCATCTGGTCGACCGCCATGGCGTCCTGGCTGGCCAGATGGGCGCGGTACCGGTACGGTGCGACGCGCGGCGGGTCCACCTGTTCAGCGTAACGTGCGGCCAGATCGAACAACTCTGCGGCTTCGCGGAATTTCCGCGCAGCGAATTGGTAGGTGCCCCTGCGCTCTGCCGAGTATCCGGCAACCCACGAATCGTTCGCGGAATTGTGAATCTCCCTCATGCGACCGATAGTCGGCACCTTCTCCACGCGGAGGAGGAATCGAATCACCAGCCCGTAGGGAATAGTGGGAATAGATTCCCAGTCCCATCCTTTCCGAATCGCGCGCAGTGTCGCATGATCCAGTTCCTCGCCGGCGGCTTCAAGGTTCAGAGTTTCGATTCGGTTGGCGAAAACGGATCGAACTCGGCGTTGGTATTCATCGAGGTTGAGGGTCACTGATCTTTCCTTCCGATTGGTTCGTCACCTTGCGGCGACACCATGACTGTATAGGCTATACAGTCATGGTGCAAGGCGTGACTCAGAAACCTGATCGGGTGCCGCTTCCGGAGATGCGCACCGGCTGTATAGTGCTCGGCGTGAGTGAACCGGTGAACAGCGCGCGGTCTCGAGTGGCGGAAGTTCTTGCCCTGTATTCGCGTAGCGGCGATGCCGCCTCGCTGGCGGATGTGCGGCGAGCGGTGACGGCCGCTATGGTCGGCGGCGTGTCGTATGAGGAAATCGCGGCCGATGCCGGTCTTGGAGACCCGCTGGAGTTGCTGGCCTTCATCGATGAATCGAGTGCGCCCGCGATTCTGGCACGCATTGCAGTGCTGCGCGAGGAACGAGCAAAAGCATTGGACCGAGACATCCGAATCAAGGAATTGATGGCACGGGAAGCACCCAAGGCGCGGAGTCGGACCGGGTTGTCGGAAGTGCAGTTGGCGAAGAATTTCGGTGTGCAGCGCACCGTGTTGCGGAATTGGCTCGGCAAACCCGTCGTCTGGTAGCGCCGAATATCATTCCTGGACGGGCGATAGAACGCCCGCGGCTACGCGTCCAGGCTCAGTTGCCCAGAGCTGGGCGCAGTTCTCCGATGTCGCGGCCGTTTCACTCCGCGCCGACGATTTTCCATCAGGGCACGCCGTACGGCTCTCAACTCGTCACGCCTGTACATCCATACGCCTGCGCGCCGTTTGGCTTTCAGGAGACCTGCGAGACGCCAGTCTCGAAGGGTCCAGCGCGATCGATTGACGAGTTTGCACGCGTCGGGTTCATTCATCCATTCGGGAATGATGGACGGGCACGAATTGATAGTTGAGATGTCTTGGTCGGCTATTTCGCGGAGGCGCGTCAGCGCATCAAGCATTGTGGTCGCCCTTGGGTGGTCGAATCGCTAGTAATTCTATTTCTAGCTATTCCCTGAGCGCTTCCCTTCGGGGCGCTCCGGGTGTTCCTGCTCAGCGATGCCGCCGAGTGTTCGAGTGGAAAGCGTTGCCCCCTCCCCCTCGGTTCCCCCAAGTTAGCCGACAGGGCTTCACAAGACACCTGCGACTGTGAGTCGCAGTCCTGTGCTGATCAGCAGAAACACGTAATTTGTGATTTTCGTCACCATGGAGTGTCGGTGTGTGATCAGACGCGTTCGCGGTCGGGCATCGGCTCGTGCGCTTTGGCGTTGTGGCTCGCCAATCCGGCGCAGGCGTAGAGGATGATCGCAATCGCGGTCAGTGGCCAGGAGATGGCATCGTGAGTGTCTGCGAGGAGTTCGGGCGCGAAGTGGTCCGATGCCCTGTGTGCGCCAACGACCAGGCCGACGAGCGCCCCCGCCATCAGTAGCGACATATCGATTTCCTTGCGGGCGAACGCAGTTGAGACGAGTACGGCGACGTTCGCCACGATCACCGCCAGTGCCGCGATGTAGGAGTACAGCTCGGCCCACCCTCCGAGGTGACCGATGTAGGTGGTGTCGGTGTATGGGGCCTCGGAGATCGCGTAGAGCGTCGCGAGGGTCGCGCCGAGCGCGAGAGTTGCCCGCGTGACGATCGGGGTGAGCCATCGCGCACCCCACGCCTGGGCGGCATGCGTGCAAAGTCCCCACGCCGCAACGCATCCGGAGAGATCGCCGAGCAGATCGGCCAGATTGTCGAGTCCGGTCAGAGCGCGGATTCCGTCGTTGATCCATACGTTGCCGATGCTCGGATGGCGCAGGACCGCATAGGTTGCCAGTGAGCCGAAGGTGATGGTCATCGGCCGGGATGCGGCGCGGACCCATGATGGTCGGCGCACTCGCACTACTGCCAGTGATGCCACTACGGCGATGGCGAACAGAGCATCGATCAGTGTCATTCTCGGAGCCCCCGCGTGAGTCGTTCTCGGCGTTGCCTTTTCGTGTTCTGCTTCGATGCCGCTGGGGCTTCCGACGCGACTTGCGTTGCCCCCCTGGCTGTCGTGGGACTCATAGTAGGGGCGGTCTGCGACGTACCGGACGCGTCATCGAAAGGGTCGTCTGCTTCTCCCGCGCTTTCGAGTTCACGCCGGTATATCTCGGCGGCGAGTTGCAGACTGGTTGCCAGCCGCAGTGCGCGCGGTACACGAATCGCGCTGGCCTCGTCGGCGGTCAGCAGACCGGCCTCCACCAGCCCCTCCAGCGGGTCGGCACCGTAGGCGCGCGCGAGGAGTATCACCGTTTCGGCCACCGGCGGCACCGAATACAGATGCCTGGCGACTTTCGTGTTGTCCATCCCGAGTCGTCTACCGATGCCGCGGTCGCTGTCGCCCCCTGATATGGCGTCTTTCCAGCGCTCGAATCTGTCGTCCATGCGGGGGATTGTGCCTCATTTCTGTGTCACCTTCAAACGTTTGACCAGGGTAGATGCTGGGTAAGTGACGCGATGATGTGACACGATTCTGTGTCACTCGTTGTATTTTCGCATCACCCCGTGGCAAGCTGCTCACCGCAGGGACGAAAAAGTAAGCGAGGGGAGGGGATACGGGGCATGGCGACGACACTGCGAATCAAGCGAGGTGTGCTCGACCAGGTGCGTACGCGCCTGAAGTGCACTTCCGATCGCCAGTTCGCCGATCTGCTCGGCGTCAGCCGGGAGACATTGCGGAGGATGCGCAGCGGCCAGCCGCCAAGTGCGGAGTTCATCACCGCACTCGCTGTGGCTTCCGGATGGCCACGCAACCTGAACAAGGTGATCGAGATCGTGGAGCAGCAACGAGCCGCATGAGCGCGGCCGCAGCGGTCTCGCACTCTCGAAGCCCCTGTATGACGCAGTACCGGCTCGAGTCGGGATAGGGGCACGACAGCCGAATATCGGGTCTGTCCAATCGCATTCGCCTCCTCAGCCCGCATTGGTGGGCCGGTCGAGCACGTCTCGAAATGGCCCCGCCGATTTCGGGGTGGGCGAAGCCTTGCCCAAATCGGGCGTAGTTGTTCTTTGAGAACTTCATAGTGTGGATCACTTTCAATAGAGAGGAGAACCATTTGGAAATGGTGGAACAGGCGCTCGCCTACGCGCGGGCCAATATTCCGGTGCTTCCGCTCTCCGGGAAGATCCCTCGTACCGAGCACGGGAAGGACGATGCGACCACCGATCCGCGCGTGATACGTGCGTGGTGGCGTCAGTTCCCGGATGCCAATATCGGGGTGCGTCCACCGACGGGCGTCGCGGTGTTGGATGTGGACCCGCGCAATGGCGGCACGTTGGATTCGTTGCGCCCGTATCCGGAAACGCGCATGGCGCGAACAGGTTCCGGCGGGTGGCATCTCTGGTTTCGGTTTGACGGCGAATCCCGCGGACGCCTCGGCGGTGGCCCCGGTGTGGATGTGAAGACCCATCGCGGCTACCTGGTCGCACCGCCCTCCGTCCACCCGGAGACGCACCAACGCTATACCTGGTCGAATTCCGCGCCGATTCAACCACTACCGGCACATCTTCGGGCGCGCATCCGCCCGGTCCACCACCCAATACGAGTCGCAGCCGTCCCGGGTGGCGACGGATCGGGGCTGGTGAAAGTTGTTGCGGCAGCGCGTGAAGGGGAGCGCAACAACCTTTTGTTCTGGTCATTCGTGACCGCGATGGAGGAAGGCGCGGACCCACAACTACTCGCGGATATCGCGGGCGCAGCGCGTTCCATCGGGCTATCGGAATACGAAATCGAACGCACATTGCGGAGCGCTGAGCGCCACCGCATCTAGAAGGGGAAAGAATGGACGACACCCAGATCAATCCAGTCGTGGTCAAGTTGATCGACATCCTGAACGATGTGACCGCACTTCATAATTCCCTGTGGGCCGAGATTCAAGCGGCGAGAAGGTCTGTCATTGTGCTTCACCTACCGCAGCTTTCGGATACACAGGATCACACGCCCACCGTCGAACCCGAGCCTGCCCCAGAGGCCGAACCACATATCGGCAAACGCATGTTCGTCACTGGTGCCGACGAGCCCGAAGACGTGCGCTGGGTCTCCACCGAAGACGGAGACCTGTACGTCCGTCGAGAGGCGGGCGATTGGCGCTACTACGTCACCGACGACCAGGGCGAACGGTGGGGGATACTGCCGCACACCTGGTATTCGCTGTTGAACGAGTACCAAAATCTTTGGGAGCACGAACCAGCGGAACCGGAGGAAACAGCGGACCGGCCATTGTCGCTGTCGGATACCGCAGGCATATTGCGTCAGTACGGATTCCGGACCGGGCAACGGAGACTGAAAGCCCACCTTGCGGCAATCGGGTGGACGGACGAATTCAACACCCCCACCGAGCAGGGCACTTCCTTTCTGATGGAGGTCGAGCCGGCGAATTCGGAGACCATGCGGAGCGCGGTGGTCCGGGTTACCCCGGCCGGTATCTCTCGACTGATCGAGCTGCACAAGCGGGGTGTTCGATGACCGACTATCGCGTCCAGCGCGACCGGTGGGGACGCCCGCTGTTGATCCCGAAGGGCGAGACCGAGCGCGAACCCTACACGCGAGCATCAACGTTGGCGAAAGCCCTGGACGACGGGGCGGGGCTGATGAACTGGAAAGCCGCCATGGTCGCGCTCGGCGTGGTGCAGGACCGCCCGCTATCGGCCCGAGTAGCTGCGCTGCTGTCCCGAGACGGTCACCACGCCTACGCCAACAACAAGAGCGCGATGCGCGATATCACCGAAAGGGCCATGGTCGCAGCGGGTTCGGGGCGTGCCGCCGACAGCGGGACCGCGCTGCACGAGCTGGCCGAGGTCGTGGATGCCGGGCGCTGGCCCGCAGTCATGCCGCCTGAAGCGGAAGGGCCGATGCGCGCCTACGCCGAGACCATGACCGCCGCCGGAGTCACGGTCCTGGATTCCGAACCCTTTCTAGCAGTCGATGACATCCGCTCCGCCGGGTCCATGGATCGACTGATCAAACTGGACGGCAAGGTGATGTGCGCCGACATCAAATCAGGTACCAACAACAGCAAGTACCCGTTGGGCGTGACGTGTCAGACCGCGATCTACGCCCACGGCGAGCGATACCACATCGAGGACGACAGCCGGACTCCATTGCACCCGGATATCGAACTCGCTACGGCGGTGCTGATCGAAATACCCAGGGAACCCAACAAATACGGCAAGTACGAGGTGCCGCTGTACGCACTCGACATCGAATACGGTTGGGACGCCGTACAACTCGCGCTGCGTCTGCGCGAGGTCCGCAAAATTCCCGCGCTGAGGCGGATCGCCTGATGGTGGTCGAAATCGTCGTGTGGGTCTGTCTCGCGCCATGCATCGCGGCCGGTCTCGTACTCCACATCGCGTTGTTGATGGCTGTATTCGACTGCGCACGTACATATTTCATTCCACAGAGTTTCGTTCGACCGGGGAGGGGATAGCCCGATGGGTTACGAGAAGAACAACGACTACGTCGAAGTCAACGAACGACTTCTCAGTTTCCGCACCAAACATCCGGAAGGCTCGCTACAGCCACGGAATCCGGACCGCCCCTACACGGTGGAAGAGATCGGCGGCCAGATCTTCATCGTGTATGTGGCTGCCGCGTATCGGACGCCAGACGATCCACGGCCCGGTATCGGCGTTGCCCAGGAGTCTTTTCCCGGCAAGACGCCCTATACGCGCGGCTCGGAGATCCAGAACGCCGAGACATCCGCATGGGGGCGCGCCATGGTCGCCGCATTGGCCGCTGATACGAAACGCGGCGTCGCCTCCGCTGCCGAGGTCCGCAACCGCCAGGCCGAACAAGACGCGCTCGAACAGCTTCAAGCCGATGTGTTCGAGGCATACAAGGAATCCGGTTTGAACCGGGACCGACTGATGGCCCTTTTCGGCCAGTGCGGTGGGGAGGGCAAAGTGTCGGACTGCACCGATCACGCGGTCCTGACAGCCCTGCTGTCCGCAATCAAGTCCGCGGATGCGACGGGGGCCGTGTGAGCGCCGATGAAACCCGCCGATAGCGGCTGGCGCGATCGTGCGGCGTGCGCGGGCCAGGATCCGCGTCGCTGGGATGTGGAGAACCTACCGGCCGATGATCCGGACGGCGCGGCGGCCCGACTGTGCGCGAACTGTCGCGTACAGGTCCAGTGCGCCCGCGATGCGCTCGTGCCGGTGGACATCACCCGCATCGTGGGCACCGGGCATCTGGAGGCCCCCGACCTTGTGGAGCTATCTGGCACGGTCCGGGCAGGGATCATCACATGACCGCGTTCGACCGGCTCGCGGCCATCGCGGGCGTGGGGCCGGAAGCGGCCGAATCGGTGGCTGGTGGGCGGCTCTGCCGGGATTGCCGCCGCCGGACCGAACGCTACCGTTCGGCGCGATGGCACCCCGGTATGCCGGTCTATCGCGGACGGGGGCTGTGCGACTGCTGCACCAAACGCAGGACCCGCCGTGGCGTTCCACTACCCGACCTGATCGAGCCGGCGAAATCGTTCACATACCACCGAGATTCGCGCCTTCCCGGCTTCCGGTTCAAACCACTGGGTGACTGCGCGGTGTGCCATGAGCAGATGGCGACCAAGCGGGCGGTGGCGACCGGACATCCGGGACGGATTCATGCCGCGCACGGGATTTGTCGGCGATGCGCGGCAAACACCTACAACAAGACCAAGAGACGGAAACGGGCGAAGGATGGCAGCAAACGACCCCAGTGACCCCTACGCAGAAAGGCAACTGATCGGGCTCGCCCTCGTACATGCCGACCAGGCGCGGGTGCGAGAGGCGTTCCAGAGCGTGCGGTCCGGGGACTGGACGATCACACGTCACACAGATATCGCGGCCGTGCTGTCGGACATGCTGCGCGACGGGATTCCGGTCTCCGCGGTCACGGTCCACGGGGAACTCGTACGCCGTGGCACGACAACGGTTCCGCAGGACTGGTTGACCGATATCGCCCAGGAAGCGTGGCAGCCGGAAACGGCCCCGAAGATCGCGGAGACGATTCTGCGGCATTCAGCCAACCGGACACTCGTGAAGGGACTGCGCGCCGCGCTGGCCGACCTCGAATCCCCCGAAGGCACGACCGTCCACAAAGTCAGCGCCCAACTCCGCGCCTGGTGCGAACGCGCGGAATCGACGGCCGCACCCGCGTCGCCCGCCGGGCCGACCCCGATGGGTGAATTCCTTTCCGTCGCCACCCGATACGACTGGCTTGTAGCCGGACTGCTCGAACGCGGCGAGCGCCTGGTCCTCACCGGCTCCGAAGGCGGCGGAAAAAGTGTGCTGTGCTCACAGATAGCCGCGTGCATCGCGGGCGGAATCCATCCCTTCACCGCCGAAATCTTTTCCGGCACACCAGAACATCGAGTACTGGTGATCGACTGCGAGAACTCTGCGGCGCAGTCACGCAGACGGTACGGGTGGATCACCCGCCGAGTGGACCAGGCACGCCAACAAGTCGGCGCCGACCGGGTGCCGTGGTCGCAACGCACTGCGATCGAGGTCCGACCCGCCGGTATCGACCTGCTGAACGGTGCGGATGTGGCCTGGTTGGAAAGCCACATCTCCGCATGGCAACCGGACGTTCTGGTACTCGGTCCGCTGTACAAACTGCACCATCAAGACCCATCGAGCGAACCGGCCGCACGTGAAATCGCCTGGGTGATAGACGGATTGAGAGAACGCTACCAATTCGCGGTGATCACCGAAGCGCACTCCGGCAACGGGACCGATACCACCGGGCGGCGCAATATGCGCCCGATCGGAAGTTCTCTTTGGCGCAGATGGCCCGAATACGGGTTCGGGCTCGCACCGAAACAGGGTGCGGCGCAAACGAATGGCCGCGATCAGGATGTGGATGTGGTGGCCTGGCGCGGCAGCCGCGAAGAACGCTGCTGGCCGAACGAATTGCGCTGGGGCGAAACCCTGCCCTGGCGACCCGAAGACGAATACTTCGACAGAGCAAGCGAATGGAGCAACAATCAATGACAACCACATTGGACACCACCGGCACCGGTTTCATCATCGCCGAAATAGAACTTAAATTCACCCCGGCCGGTCAAGCCGTTGCCAACTTCCCGATCTCGTTCGGGCGCAACGTGAAAGACCTTGCTGGCGAATGGGAGAAACGCGACACTATCCTTGTGCGGGCCACCGCATGGGGATTGCTCGCCGAATTCATCGCCGAGAACTTCCAGGCGAAAGCCGAGATCGAGGTATCCGGACCGATTTTCGAGCAGTCGTGGACCGACAAGGACGGCAACGAACGCAAGAGCCTGGCCATGCGGGTACGGCAGGCATCCGGACCGATCCAGAAACGCGAATACAGCAACTCCGGTAGCGACGCGGCAAAGCCCTCGAAGCGCGGCAATGGCAAGAAGGCGTCACCTTGGGATAGCGACGACATCTAGCCCGGCAACACCATATCGCTGGCAGGGCATCCAATTCGACCGATGCTCTGCCTTTTTCATACCCGAAAGAGAAGCCTATGAAGATCAGCGAGCTAATCGATCACCTCCGCGATATCCAGAGTCGTGACGGCAACCTAGACGTCCGATTGCCTGACCCCGGCTGCGGATGCTGCTCGTCGAGCACACATGCCGTAGCCATCGTCGACGTTCTCACAGTGGGCGGTGACGACTACGAGTACGTGCGAATTCTCGACCAGGAGGCCGAGCCCCATCATGTCCCGCACGAAATCGGCGCGTATTCCCAGATCCAAAAGAAGTGGATCAAGTCGAGAAGCTGAGCACACCACCAGCCAGAGTGATTCGAAACCGGAAGAGGTACAGCGTGTTTCAACTCCTGGTCGCACTGTCGACCAGTGGTTGCGGTCCGGTGAGTTCCTGACCCCCTCCACAGCCGAGACGATCGCACGCCTGCATGAAATACCCTGCGACCAAACGGATTAGAGGCATCCACCGATGAATACTCCATACTCCACCAATCATAATGAGTTTCAACACCCGTGGCGCAAAGAGCTGGCCACAGACGACGAACTGACGGCGATCGGAACAACCATCAGTTTCGCGGAACGTCGCGGCTTGACCACGCTCGCGACCATCCTCACCGATCTCCGCCCCCATATGCGGGCCGAGCGCCGCATGGTCGAACAGGACCCACGAGCGGAGCGGGAAAGGGCTGAGTTGGCCGCGTTGGGTGGTGTCGAAGCCGCGCGCCGAGGCTGGTCGGCCCTTCGCTCCGCGAATCCCAACCACTACAGCACCACAGGCACGAAGAAGGTGGACAAGTTCGAAGACCTCCCACTTCGCCTCCAAGTCCAGTACGCGCAATTCGCCCACGGCGTTCTGACCGACGTATACACCGCATACATCGGCGACAACGGGCTGCGAGTGATCTACCGCGACGGCAAGGTCTGGAGCGCACCCGATGCCTAGCCCGCAGAAACGCAAGGGTGATGAGTTCGAGCGCACCGTATGTGATTACCTGCGTCACAACGGATTCCCGTACGCCGAACGCACCAGAGCGGGCTACCAACGTGATACCGCCGATATCCACTTGGACCCGACAGTTGGTCTCGCTCCTGGCGCGATCGGGCAAGCGAAGAAAGTTCGGACCCCTCGATGGCGCGAATGGATTACCGATCTCCGAGAACAGATCAACAACGCCCGCGCCGATGTTGGATTCCTGATCTGGAAACTCTGGGGCGTCGGCGACCCCGGCGAACAACTCGCGATCATGCCGCTCCGCGAATACGTCGTGCTGCTGCGCCGCGCTGGATACGGGACACCCTTGCAATGGCATGAGCAGTGCGAGAACTGCGGTGCCTCGATCACCTGGATAGCCTGCCCGACAGGCGGTTGGTGGACGCACGACAACCACCCTGCCGACAACCACGACGCGATCACTCAAGTACAGCCGCCGGAGGACGTAGACGACCGTGGCCATTGGATTACGCCACGCAACCTGAAAGGTGTGGTTGCCCACCGAGCGGAGCAAGTGTGAAACCTTACGCACCTGCCACCCTGCGATGCGGTATGCACCCCACCAGCTCGGACCCCATCCTGGTCCGGGCTGCCGGGGTGTGGCTGTGCCGGCAATGCCGGGAACGACTCGAAACCCTCATCGCAACCACACCCCACGTCATCGATTGGGTACGCGCCAACGTGATTCGCGGAACCGCGGTCCGACGCGAAGGATCGAACCCGAACCGTACCGGCTCGGTCGCACCCTGCGATCTGGACGCGATCGACCAGGCCGACAACGAGGTAGCCGTATTGGCTCGCTGGTGCGCCCACGCCGGACTGCGGACCCTTCCCGGACCGGTCCATCGTGACTACTACGGCGTCGCCCGCGCCATCGCACAGGGCGACACGGCAACCGTCCACCACGCGGCACGCTGGCTGCTGGACAATCTGACCGCCCTCGAAAGACAGGCGTGGGTGGTGGACATGCTGGCCGATCTCGACACGGTACGAGGTGAAACGCTGCGCCGATTCCCGCTCCGTGAACTTGTTGAGCACGAAAGCGCTGAACCGGTCCAAACGGCGCTGTTCGGATAGGGTGGCCGCAGCGAGGGGTCGGCACCGCCAGACACCAGAACTGGCCCGACACCCCGGTTACCCCCAAACGATGTAGCCCCCAGAACTTCTGGGGGCTACTCGTGTTTCTGGCTGGACATCGGATGGGATACTGCACGGCGAGGGGCCGGGACGAATACGCCTCGTCCCGACCCCTCACCATACTCACGCCACCAGCGTGGAAGTGTCGCCCATCTCGGGGCCTACCGGGTGCGGTTCCAGCCACGCGTTCCACTTCCGCGTCGGCTCGACCGGCGTAGCGGGCATCTTCCGCCGCCACCGGCCCACAGTCACCGCAGTAACCCCCAACCGTTCGGCGAGAGCCTTGTCCGTCGCGCCAGGGTCATCGGTGATCGCCTGCCACACCCGACCCGACTGCGAACGACTATCGGACTTTCGACGTTCCATCTCCACCGAGAAATACGGGATACCGTCACGCTCCGAAGGATCATCCACCCGAACAATCAACGGGTAGGTACCTTCAATGATCAGTCGGATACCGGCATCGGTGATCGCCTTCTGTACCACCGCCCAATCCTCGGACTCCCGGAAAAGATCACCCCACGTTTTACCGGTGTCCTCGGTGACATATTGGCCCTTGGCCACGATCCCTTCGGATTCGATTTGTTCCCGCTTCGCGATGAGAGCATCCATTTTCGCCTCGTACTCGGCTTCATCACCCTTGTAGTACCCCTTCTCAGAATTTCTTCGCATGGCCCGGATGCTCTCCTGCACCTGCTCGTATTCTTCGCTGCGGTCGCTACCCGGAACCCACCTACGATGCGTGACGGCTCTGCTCGCCAAGTGGCCTTCCAAGAAGAAATCCCGAACGGCCGAGTCCAAGATGTCGTTGCGGACCGTGCGGCCCTTGCACGCATGCCCACGCCCTCTCGAGCAGCGGTAGTAGTAATAGTCCTCACCCCCACCGGGCGAGCGGCTGAAAGCGGCACCACAGTCACAGGCCACGATGCCCGCGATACGATTCGTCCACTCGGTTCTGCGCCTCGGCGCAATCGTCCGCTCGGCTACACGGGCTTGGATCTTGGCCCAGGTCTCCGCATCGAACGTGGCATCGGCCATGCGGATCGGCTCACCCGTGGTCGGGTCCGTCGCGACCTGATAGTCGGTATCAACCCACTTCTGCCGCTTCTCCGGGTCGGGCTGCATGTTGACCACTTTCAGGCCCTGAGTCGCCGGAGAGGTCAGGAGCCTTTTCACCGTCACGTCCTGCCAAGGCCGCGTCGAAACAGATTTGCCGCCCTTCTGTCGAGCCGCAGCCTGATTGGAAAGCACCCCGCTGTCGTTCAACCAACCCGCGAGCCGACTGTACGACCAACCGTTATTGACGAACAATCCCGCGAGCTTGTGCAACACCTCTTGCTGATCGGCATCCTTCGCCAACCGTCGCCCCCCGGAAGGATGATCAACAATCGCGAAACCGAACGGCGCAGCTCCACCCGCCCAACGATCGGTATTCTTCAACACCCCGTGCGCATCCAACGATCGCTGTATGAACCGCTCGCCCTCGATCTGCGCGAACATACTCAACAGGAGCATGAACATATCGCTGACCGCCGATTGAAAATCGCCCTTCTTCCGACCATTGCGGTAATCGAATTCCAGGCCGTCATCAACGAAGACCACCCTTTTGCGGTGATCCTCCGCCCAATGCATGAAATTCAGACCATCCCGCATCGAGCGCCAAGCTCTATCCACTTTGGCCCAGGCAATCGTGTCCCACTCTTCGGCGCGGTCCTCGGTCAGCCAGCTACCCAGGTCGGGCCTGTCGAAGGTGTTGACCTTGATAGCCGACACGCCCAGATCCTCGAAGTCGGCCACCACGTCGGCATCGGCCCGCTTGCACCAGTCGTGTGTAGTCACTCCCTGCGCGTCGTGGGACACCTTGCGGTCGGTGTAGACGCTAACCCGCTTGCCCACCAGGGCTTTTGATCGCAT